AGCCGCAGATGTTCCTGCGGCTTTTAGCTTTTATAGGAAAAATTAGGAAAAATTATGAAAAACAATTACTATATTAAGTATTTTATTAAATCCATAGAAAATCCTCTTTTTAAAGATATTACAGCATGGCATATTTGGCAATTTTGTCTTTTAATGGCTTATCCAAAAGGAACGTTCACAATGGGAAGATTTCAAATGGCAGATTTTACTGGTGTAAAAGGTATGACTGCATATAAAGCGTTGCAAAGATTAAAAAAAGCCAAAATGATAACAATTCAAGTAACAGGGGGTATTAACAATCGTTTTAGCGAAATTTCAATAGTAAATTGGGAGAAATATCAATCACTGGGAACAACCCCTAATAACAACCCTAATAACAATCAAGTAACAATCAAGGAACAATCAAGTAACAATCAAGTAACACACTATAATAGGGAATTAAGAATAAAGAATATATATATACCCCCCACAGAGTTTGAAAAATTAAAAAAGAAATTTCCAGATGTTAATCTTTTAGAAGAACTTGAAAAAGCTAATGATTGGTTGAAAATGACTGGCAAAAGATACAAAGATTATGTGGCGTTTTTCAGAAATTGGTTACGTAAGTGTAATACTAAGGATTACAATAAAAGGGCGCCGACTAAACAAAGTCCAGAAGAAATCAGACTTATAAAGTTTTTAGAAGAGAATCAAATCGCCAAAAACCCATCAGCCTATGTAAATAAAATTAAAAAGGACTACGGTGATAAATATTTTAGTAAATTATTAGATATAGAATTTAGCCGGTGGTTTGAATATCTAAATTACTGGACTAAATCGAAGGCTTAAAATGTTAAATGAAAAACAGAAACAATGGATTCTTTCCCAATCAGGCAAGGACCTAACAATTAAACTTTATAAAAAGTATCTTAAGCGCCAAATCACAAAAGATATTCTTTTAGAATCCCTAAAATACTGGATGGGTAATAATAAGAAATTTAGACCAGCAAAAAAAGCCGGTGAATTACTTGATATTGTTGGCAAAATCTTCAAAACCTAAAAAAGATAATTCTTCAAATTAGGTTCAGTTTTAAGGAGATAATTTTCTATCCGTGTGTAGAGCACTTGACAAGGATTTATGCAGGTGTATAATGAAGTTATAAGGTCGATTTAATTAAAAAAAGGAGTAAAAATGGAAAAAACATTTCTCAAATTACAAAATGGCAAAATTCAATATGTTAGTCTTGGACATTGGTTTGAGTTGCAAGATAGATTTCTGGAAGGAATAGAAAAAAACAAAAAAGAGATGGCGAAATCTTTACAAAACCATTTCAAAAATCAATTAAACCTCCTAGCAACTCTTCAAAATTGTTATAAAATTATTAGAAATATGGAGGAAACATGAAATGTGATATTTGCCACAAGACACTCGGTAAGATCTATTACGAGGACGATGTTTTTCATATTAGACATTGCCCGGTATGCCGCAGAATCATTAAAAAAGGCAAAGAACTAATATTTAAAAAGGAAGGAGACGAATGAACGATATTAGAACCGTTTACTCAGCTTGGGATTGGTTGATCTGGGCGCTATTAGGAGGAACTATTATCGGATGCATCGGGATTATGATTCAAGAGCACCTTAGAAGAAAAAGAAGAAAACCATTGAAGAAATATAATATCACTCGATGGTTAGAAAAATGGTCGAAGTAATATAAATTTAAAGGGGGAATAATGAGCGATCACATCTATGAATATCGTGAAAGAATGAAACAAGGGCTAATTAGAGTTGAAAGACAAAGACAAAGTTCAAAAGATGCCGGTCAAGAAGTAATCGAGATCACAAGAAAAATGTTTGGAGATGAAATGGCCAGTAAAGTGGAAGCATCATTAAGGAGGATGGCATGACAGAAAACAAAGAGAAAAAAGTATTAACTTTCTACGAAAAGCTGACAGAATTACAGAATAAACTTAATGTTCCTAAGCTCCAGCAAAACAAATATGGAGGATTTAATTACAGATCTTGTGAAGATATCCTTGAAGCAGTTAAACCCTTACTAAAAGAATACAAGATGTCTCTTACAATTAAAGATGAACTGGTTTTGATCGGTGCGAGATATTACGTCAAAGCCATTGTTACACTTGGTAATCTCTCAGGCAGTGGCCAAGAAACGGTTACAGCCTACGCCCGGGAAGAAGAAGTCAAAAAAGGAATGGATGGATCACAGATTACCGGCGCCAGTTCTTCATATGCCAGAAAATACGCCTTAAACGGATTATTCTTAATAGACGACGCCAAAGATTCAGATGCTACCAGTGATGGAAAGCAAAAAGCAAAACCAGTTGAAAGTAAAACTATTACACCTGAAATAACTGCTAATTGTGAGGATTGCGGAGTTGGTATCCCATTAGTTGTAGAAGAATGGTCAAAGAAAAATTATGCCGGTAAGAAATACTGCCGATCGTGCCAAGCCAAACACAAAGATGAAGCAACAGATTAACCGAAGACTGAGGGTCTTTCCGCTTCGGTGGAAGGACCCTGAGATGTTCGATTAAGGAGGCAAATGAACACAATACCAATGAGTTTGTTTGAAAAGAATCGCCGGGCGTATGTGGAGTATGCGCGCCGGCAGGCAAGACACCTCATTTACAAGCATGGATCAGTAACGGTCGATGATCTAAGGGACTTTATAGAGGACAGCATCCCAGCTTGGATGAGCAGGAAGTTCTTGGGGGCTGTTCTCGCAGGGAAGGAATTCATCCCGGTTGGATTTACAAAGACCAAAAGAAAGTCATCACATGGAAGATTAATAAGAATATTTAAATTAAGAAGGAAAAATGAAAAGAGAAAATGAATATTTATCTTCAATACATTTTACTCGCCTTATCGCTTCTCTTATTAGCATATATTTTGCTTAATGATTGGAGGAAAAGATGAAATTTTCCTATATTCATCCATCTGGCAATGAAGTTGATTGCTGGTATAACCCCAGAACTCATTATAGCAAATATAAATTTAGAAAAGTTAATCTCTTAAAAAGATTATACAATATATCAAAATTAATTCTATGGAATTTAGAAGAAAAATGGAGAAGAAAATGAAAAAACTAAAAAGGCAAAAGAGTAAGAATTAAATTAGATAACAATCAAGAAGTTGAAGGAATAATTATAGAAGATTAATAAGAATATTTAAATTAAGAAGGGGCAAAGGACACAATGAAAGAATGGTTCACCCTAAATCAAGTATCAAAAATAGAGCACTTTCCTTATAAAAATAGACAAACTATCAAGAATTTAGTTATATCTGGCCAGATTAAAGCTATGATCACCGGAAAAGGCAGAGGGAGAAGATATCTCATAAATATAAAATCTGTAAAAGAGTATATTAAAAAAGCTCAAAAAGGAAACTAAAAATATGAGGCAGGTTTGTCATATTTCCTGCCCCAAGGAATTATTTAACAATTTAAGAGTCAGAATTGAGGGAGTGGTGGAAAAGGTAGACACAATGTCTCCTGCGGCCAACACATAGGAGATTAGGAATCGTATGTCCTTAAAAATCGTAAGTTGCCTTGCAAGGTGCAAATCCTTGCCTCCCTCTACTCTGGCTCTTAACAAAAGAAGAAAAGATGAAAACTAACAAAAAAAACAAAAACTACTAAGCGATTTTACTTTTGGTAACAAAGTATTAGAGGTGCTAAATTTGTTTTTATTCAGAAGTTGGAGTCAAAAGATAAAAATGACTAACAAAAAGACAGAGCAAATAAAAAAGGAATAAGAGATGAGTTATTTTACAGGAAATTATTGGTGTAATTATTATTCAATATATACTGATGGATTAAAATATTGGATTTAATAAATAAATAACTTGATATAAGCGGCGGAAATCAAACCTTCCAATCAAATTTCCGCCTCCCAAGAGCAGGTTGGGAGTTGACCCCTCCTCTTCTAATCTGCTGCTGGGAGAAAAATAAGGAGTAAGAGATGAAAAAAATAATAGACCAAGAACAATTATTAGAAGCTGTTTTTTGCGGGGTTGAAGCGTATCTGCATACCGACACCACTGATTATGACAATTTCTGCGGTATTAGAGATATGGGTAGATTTATTTGGCGTAATTTGGATAAGAGGGCAAAATGCCACAAAGAAAAATTAACTCTAAAATCTACTCGCAAAATAGACGAAATAATCCAATCCAAGTTGGAAGAACGAGATAAAGATTATAAAAAAATCATAGGAAGATTGTATTTAAAAACCCCCAAAGACCAATTAAATAAAGGAGAGAAATGAAATCACAAAGCGAAATAGAAAAAGAGTTTGATAAAAGATTTATGCCACCCACCATAAAAGATGAATGGGAAAATTTGAGAAGTGGATTAGAACCATTATCGGGAATTACTGGAAACTTAAATACTATTAAATCCTTCATCCGCCAACTCCGCCAAGATGATATTAAAAGTTTGATTGAAATTTTAGAAGGATTAAAGATAGATGGAAGAGATTGGCTTTCTGCTCATCAAGGTTTGGTGTGGTCGCAAAATCAAAAAATCCAAGAAGCAATTAACCAATTAAAAAATAAGGAGTAATAGATATTAAGGAGAAAAAATGAAAATAATCAAAAGGGAAATGAATAATGAAGAAATTGATTGATAGACAAAAATTAGATGTAATATCAATGTTAATACCAGAACTTAATATCCCAAAATGGGCAAGTATTATTTATAAGATTTCTCATCCTCATAAAGGTTGTCCACACCAAGATTGGGAAGAAGAAGCAATCAAAATATATAAAAATATGAAAAGGAATAAGATTTTGTAATAATGATAACTTTAATTTAAAAATAAGGAGTAAGATGGCGGTAATTATTTTTTGCCGGCTGGGCGTGTAGGTTCTACTTAAAGCAGATTTGCCCCTCCTTTTCTGCTTTTGAACCATTAAATGCACTTCCAGCCGATAGAAAATAATTAAGAAAGGAGTTACTATGAGCAAAAAAATCATCCCAATGAGCGAGTACGTGCTTGTCGAAGATCAAGAAGACAACAAATTATCAAGTGGGATTGTTGTGGCACAAGAAAAAGATAAACAATCACAAATTGGAAAGGTAATTGATTTAGAAACCTTTAATAACGAAGAAATTAATTTACTGTTAAAAGCTGGCATAAAAATCACCCTCCAAGATTTAAAGGAGCTAACAAAACAAAACCAAATCAAAAAAGATAGTCTGGTTATTTATAAAAAATACTCCGGTAACCAAGTAGAACTTGAAGGAAAGAAATATAAACTCATTGCCTTTTCTGATATAATTGGTATAATAAAGGAAGAAAATGGAAAAAGAAAAGATTAGATATTGGGAACAACGAATCCTCAATAAACAAAAGCAAGTTTTAGACCTAATCAAGGAAATGAACTCTCATCTCATATTTATAGGTAGAGAAGAAAGATATACTTTACAATTTAAGAAAGAAAGGAGCATTTCAAATGCCAAAAAAACTTCTATTCAACGAAAAAGCGAGAACTAAATTATTAAAAGGAGCGAAGATTGTCGCCGATGCTGTAGGGTCTACACTGGGCCCCAAAGCGAATAACGTCGCTATAGAGAGACCATTTGGCGCGCCTTCTGTCCTGCATGATGGGGTCTCGGTTGCCAAAGAGATTGATCTAAAAGACCCCGATGAGAACCTGGGAGCGCAACTCATCAAAGAGGCGGCGCAGAAGACAAATGATAAAGCCGGCGATGGAACCACTACAGCCACTATTTTAACTTATGCGATGACCCAAGAAGCTATCAAGAATATCGCCGCCGGAGCTAACGCTATGATGTTAAAAAAAGGCATGGAATTAGCAGTTAAGGATATAGTTAGATCTCTTAAAAGGCTGGCCAGAAAAATTAAAACTAACGATGAGATTAAAAATATAGCTACCATCAGTGCTCAAGACGAAACTATTGGAAATCTAATCACATCGGCTATAAAAAAACTCGGCAAGAAATGTATTATTGTAGTAGAAGAATCCGCCAAACCAACTATGGAAATGGAATACAAAGAAGGTATGCAATTTGATAAAGGTTGGGTTTCGCCTTACTTTGTCACTAATCCGGAGACGATGGAAGCAATTATCGAAGACGCCTGGATTATGATAACCGATGCTAAAATAACTACCAACGCTCAATTTATAGAATGGGCTAAGAATATCGAAAACCAATATAGCGAAGGAAAACCCCAACCTCAAATGCCTAAGAATATCGTGGTCATCGCTTCGGAGGTTTCCGGAATTGCTCTTGCCAGTATGATTCAAAACAAAATGCAAGGATTTCTGAATATTCTCGCCGTTCAAGCCCCTCAATATGGAGAAGCTCAAAAAGACATTTTAAGAGATATTGCGGTAGTTACCAATGGAAATTTTATATCCGAAGAGGCCGGCGGATCTTTGGCCACAATGAAACTACAAGACTTTGGACACGCTAAGAGAGTAGTCTCTACCAAAGACAGCACTATTATCGTTGACGGAGAAGGGAGTAAAGAAGGCATTACTCATTACACTCATATACTTGAAGAGCTATTAAACAAAACAACCAGTGAATTTGAAAAGGAGAAGTTAGAAGAGAGAATTGCAAAACTAACTTCCGGCATTGCTGTGATTAATGTTGGCGCGCCTTCTGAAATGGAAATGAAAGAAAAGAAAGAGCGCTGCATCGATGCCATCGAGGCAACGAAAGCGGCGATTGAGGAAGGTATTGTTAGGGGTGGAGAAGTAGCATATCTGGCCGCTATTAACGGATTACAATGTGAAAGCGCCGGGGATATTAAGACAGGATATAACTTAGTATTAAAAGCGGTCGTGAGACCGTTTGAGGTTCTGATGGAAAATTCGGGCTACGATTCTGGGATGATGCTGGAAAGACTGCAAGCAACCGAGATGGGGATTGATGTCAGAGATGGTATCAAAAAAGATATGATAAAAGCCGGGATTATCGATCCGGTTAAAGTCAGTCGAGTGGCTTTGCAAAACGCCCTCTCTTGCGCTTGCTCCATAATGACTACTAATTGTCTTATAACAGACATTAAGGAAAATAAAGATGATTCCGGAACAATATCGCAAACTCAATAAAGAATTCGATCAACGACCACTAAGAAAGATATTAAAACTCCCATGTGGACACGGAAATATTGAAATTACTCGGCCACAAGATCAATATATAACTTGTCCGAAATGCTTCCATAAATTTCTTTTAATCTGGTCAAAAATAGCTAAATATAAAATAGAAGGAGAATTATGATATGGATTATTGTTTGGATATTAACAATTATTACTTTATTCCTTGGGTCAGTTGTTGGCTATCTAATCGGCTCCAAAAAATTAGATAGAAAGATTACTCAATTAAAAAACAGGATAAATCCTCCGTCTGGATCGGGTCCGATTAAACCTTACACCAAAGAAGAATTGGAAGTTCTGGAATCTACTGATAAAAAGAGAATGAAGGAGCTTGGGTTATGATTTGCTCAAGATGCGGGAAGAAGTCTAATAATATTAAAGTAATTAACGGCGTTGAATATTGTCATTCTTGTGGCCAATTCTCTGAAGCCGGCGGCACTACAACCGATGGTCTTCTGACACGCAACCGATTCTCTATCCGGCGGGACTCCAAGCAATATGAAGCCGATCTTCTCCCGCCTCATGAGTATGATAGGGCATCCCGCAAGATAAAACCCAGCGAAAAGTTTATAAAACAATATCCCCACCGAATTAAGGAAACATATACTAAAGAAGAATTAAAAGAAATAGGAATTGAATGAAAAAATTAAGCAAACAAGATTTTTTACAACTACACGCTGACAATTTAGAACAAGAAATCTGGCTTTCAGAAATTGATTTAATGATCACTCAAAAGGCATTAAAAATTTCTAAGGACAAAAAAGCAATCGATAAAATGATGAAGATTGAGAACAACATTCACAATAAAATCGAAGGACTAAGAGCCAGAAAGAATTTTGTAATAGGAGTGATCAATGGAACCGAAACTGAAATGGACAACCCAAAAGAGAAAGGTCAGGGATTTACTGCCGTATGAGAAGAATCCCCGCCAGATGACTGCATCCCAAGCCAAGCAACTTACTAAAAGTTTGCAGAAGTTTAATCTGGTAGAAATTCCAGCCATTGACACTGACAATCGGATCATCGCTGGCCACATGAGATTAAAAATTATGATGCAGTTGGGTCGGGGGGATGAAGAAATTGACGTCCGTGTGCCGAATCGGAAGCTAACAAAAGAAGAATTCAAAGAGTATAACATCCGCTCCAATAAAAACACCGGCGAAGGGGATTTCGATGCTTTAGCTAATAACTTTGAGATTCAAGATTTAAAAGAGTGGGGCTTTAAAGAAGATGAATTAAAATTTGACTTTGTAAAAGAAGATGATGTGCCAGAAGTTTCAGAAGGAGAGCCAATTTCAAAATTAGGCGATATTTATCAATTAGGGAATCATCGGGTGATGTGCGGCGACTCAACCAAGATTGAGGATGTAGAGAAGCTGATGGACGGGCAGAAGGCGGAAGTAACAATCACTGACCCACCATATAATTATGGAATAGAGTATGACAGTTATGATGACAAGAGAAAAGAAGAGGAATATGAAAAATTTGTGATTAGTTACTATCAAATAGCAAAATTATTTTCAAAAAAAATAATTGTGTCAGTAGGAATAAAAAATTTAGGAATATATTATAAAAATTTTAATCCTACTTGGTTAATAATTTGGGTGAAAAAAAATTGTAGAACAAGGTCTAAATTAAGACATTATAGTTCTTGGGAGCCGTGGATAATAGAAGAATTTGAAGAGCAACAAAATTGGGATATTATCTGGGTGGAAGGAAAAGCCACAAGACCGTGTAAGGATTTTTTAGAATATAACATAGTAATACAAAAGGAATTAGAAGGCAAACATCCCGTTCCAAAACCACTAAAATTAATACAAGAACTTATAACCAAATTTTCAGATAGAGAACAAATTATATTAGATTTATTCGGTGGCTCAGGCTCAACACTTATTGCTTGCGAACAGATGCACAGACGTTGTTACATGATGGAAATAGACAATCGCTATACAGATGTTATAATTAAAAGGTGGCAAGCACTAAGTAGAAATGAAGCCATAAGATTATCGGATGGCAAAAAATGGAACGAATTAAATCAAGAAAATTAGACGGAAAACAAAATCCCGAATACTACAAACAATATTACAGAGAAAATCGGGAAAGATTAGCCAAACAAAATAAAGCTCGGTATATTCGAGTTAGGTCAAATCCAGAACTATTAAAATTAGCGAGACAAAAAGCCGCAGAAGCGACAAGAAAGTGGAGAGCGAAACATCCAGACAAAGTAAAGAAGAGTCGAAAAATAATTTATAACAATAGAAAAATAAAAGCATTAAAAATAGTCGGCGATTCAAAATGTGCAAGATGCGGATGTGATGAGATAGATTTCTTGGAATTTAACCATAAAAATGGAGATGGCTGTAAAGATTGGAAAAAAAGTGGTGGTAAGGCAATGATGGATCGAATACTTACACAAAAAAGAAAAACTGATGATTTGGAAATATTATGTCGGGTTTGTAATGCGTTGGAATTTTTAGAAAGAAAAAATAGTAAATCAGCCCAAAATTACAGGATATTATGGGGATAAATTGTGATGTGATTATCAAAAGATATAATAAGTTTACACAGAAAGGAGACTAATTATGGCTAAAAAGTTTACACCTAAAAAAAGGAAAATGATAATCAAAAAAGACTTAGAACTCGCTATTGATAAACAAGGCGGACTTATTACTTACATCGCTAATTCAATGGGATTTTCTCGCCAGGCAATTCATAAGGCAATCAAGAGATTCAAATTAGAAGATAAACTTCAGGAAGCGCGGGATAAGGTATTGGATTTGGCAGAAAGTAAATTGATTGAAGAAATCCAGAATGGTAATCTCTTGGCGATTATTTTTTATTTAAAAACTATCGGCAAGAAAAGAGGATATATTCAAAAACAAGAACTTGAAGCCGATGTTCAACAAACAATTCATACTATTTATAAACCCTATGTGCCAAATAAAGTTGAGTAAATATGGCCGAAGTCAAATGGTATCCATTTCCAAAACAAAAGCTTGCGTTAGAAGCTACCTCATTTGAGATACTATTTGGCGGTGCCAGGGGGCCGGGGAAGACCGCCGCGGGGATGGTTTGGATCCTTGGACCTGAATACGAAAAAGGAAAGTATTACATCAATCATCCGTTATATAGAGCATTAGTTCTCAGAAAAAACTATGATGATTTAGTGGATTGGCTGGACAGAGTTTCTTTTTTTTATCAAAACTTAGGAGTGAAGATTTCTGGACTACCAGCGGTGATACGATTTCCTTCCGGAGCTTTGTTCAGGCTGGGTCATCTTAAAGACAGACGATCTTATGAAAAGTATCTCGGTCATGAATACCAACGAATTCTAATAGAAGAGTTAACTCTTATTCCTCAAGAGAATTATTATTCGGCTATCTTAGGATCTTGCAGATCAACCATCGAAGAACTAAAACCACAAGTATTCTGCACTTCAAATCCTGATGGAGTAGGTCATGCTTGGGTCAAAAAGAGATTCATCGACCCGGCGCCGGCAGGTTTACCTTTCATCGGGGAAGATACAAAAAGGGGTCGGGTTTTTATCTCAGGAACAATAGAAGATAATCCGGCACTTATAGAGAAAGACCCAGGGTATATAGCTTATCTCGATGGTTTAAAATTAGAACAGCCCGAACTTTATAAAGCTTGGCGACTTGGAGATTGGAATATATTCGTTGGTCAAGTCTTTTCTGAATTTGTTAGTAGAACTCACATCATTTCAAGGCCTCAGTTTAGTATAGACCAATGTCGTAGAATAATAACTTATGACTGGGGATATAATTCGCCCGGTTGTGCTTTATGGCTTGCAGTCACTCATGAAGATAGATTCGGGATTCAAAGAGTCTATTGCTATCGTGAACTTTACCAAAACCAGAAAACTCCCGAAGAGTGGGCTTATGATATCAAAACATTTACCAACGTTGAAGACGTCGACTTCATGGTGCTTCCAAAGGATTGTTTTGCATCTCCTCAGGGAGGAAGGTCAATCGCTTCTATCTTTCAAAGCGTTCTCCCTATTCAAATAATTGAGGGTGATTCTCTTACAAGAGCAGCCAGATTGAATAGACAAGCTGTAACTCATCAATTCCTTTCAAATGCGCGTGACGGCCGACCTTATCTTTATATCTTAGAGAGATGCCGTAATCTTATACGAACCCTCCCCGAATTAGTGTATGATGAGACTGATGTTGAATTAATTGATACTGAAGGTGAAGATCACGCCTTCGACGCCTTGGGGATGGGATTAGTTACTATCAAACAAAAATACCATTTATTGTCAGGTCCTATCCGAACCACTCGAAGACCTGAACAAGGAATGAAAGTTCTGCCTTCCGGCGAGCTCCAAGCTCCTGATTTCTGGGAAGAATTCAGGCTTCACGGTTATAGACATAAAATGCCAGAGAATAAATAATATGATATAATAAAAGTATGAAGAACTATCATTACAGACCAGCGATTTTTGCAAATCTAACAGGACAAACAAATATCACCCCTTCAAAAAAGGTAATTTCTGTCTGGCTTGACGATTCTAATGATAAAGTACTTAAAAAGTTTCATTGCATTAATTGCGGGCATGTTGTATTTGAATACTATAACTCAGTTGATTTAATTGTCAACGGAGAACACTTTGAAAAGAAACCCAAAGTTATAATGTGCCACGGGACTTACAGCGACCCCTCGACTGAATTATTTAACAGCCGCTGTAAGACTAAATATTATGTATCATAAGGAGAATTATGGAGACACCACAAATTCAAACTACTGAAGAGGCGAGAAAAGAAGAAGCGGTTGTCCGTTACCCTTCTCTTAGTATAGATATTGAAGATTCGGATTTAATTCGTCTAATAGACAGCCGAATTAAAGATTCTGAAGATTTCTACGAGGGCAAATTAAAACTTAAAAAGAGACGTCAGAGAATGGAAGAATTCTGGCTGGGCAAACAGGTAGACGAATCCCAATTAGATGCCGCTTGGCAGTTGCCTTACGTTGATAATATAATCTGGCAGGATACAGAGACACGAATTGGTTTAGTGGCTGCTAAACTTCCTGATATTATAGTTATTCCGCCGACTGACGATCCGGTTGCCAGAGAGAGAGCAATGAAGATTGATAAGGGATTAGACATCAGAATTAACAATGAAAATATACGCCGGTTGATAAAAGATGGACTTCGCGATAATCATTTGTTTTTGATTGGCTGTGTCAAAGTCAGATGGGATGAAAACATTGGAGAGAACGGAGATTTTATATTTGAGAAGGTTAATCCTAAGAAGTTAATCCTTGATCACACTGCGACTATTCCGCACGATGGTTATTCGGCAGACAATATGGAATTCATCGCTGAATGGATAGAAGAGCCAGTTTCGCTTGTTTGCGCTAAATTCCCGGACAAAAAAGAAGAACTTTTGAAAAAACTCAGAATTATAATGGGGACGCAAAAGCAGATGTCTTCAAAAATGCGTTATTTGGAAATCTGGTTTACATGGTATGACAAAGAAGGAAATAAGCAGGAAGGGGTTTGTTGGAAATACGGAAAGCTTTTATTGGATAAAATGAAAAACCCTTACTATGATTGGGAAGGATTAAATAAAGGATCAAAAACCCAACTTCAGAACTTCTTTCCGTTTCCTCGTAAGCCGTATATCTTTTTTAATCATATGAACTTAGGAAACTCACCAATTGACGATACTACACCGGTTGAACAATCTATACCACTTCAAGTTAACATTAATAAAAGAGGCAGACAGGTTACTGAGATATCCGATAATGCAGTTCCTAAAAAAGTTTTCTCTGGCACTGCGATTACTAAAGAAGAAGCGCGCCGGGTATCTAACGACCCTTCAGAGCACATCTGGTTAGAGAGATCTGATGATGTTAATAAGGCATTTACAACTGTTAGGTCTGACCCGCCTTCTCCTTTATTGTTTGATGATCTCGTTGCCAACAGAGGACAAATTGATGCTAAGTTTGCTACCCATTCGATAACTCGGGGAGAGACTGTAGCTCCTGCAGCATCGGGTATTGCTAAGCAGATTACTCGTCAAGGCGACTTACAGATCACAGACGACTTAGTAGAAACGGTTATAGTCCGGGTAATTACTGAGTTGTGTGGATGGGCACTTCAGATGATAAAAGTTATGTATAACAAAGACCATGAATTTAAAAATATGGGCAAGGACGGCGAATTAACCACTTTAACTCTAAATCAGACCTCAGTTGATGAAGGGGTTGGTCTTCAGGTTCGAGCTTCTACGTCCGATAAAACAGATAGACAGAATATTTCTTTAGAATTAGCCAAGGCCAAAGTGAATGATCCGCTTTCCTTATTTGAAGACTTAGATGTTTCCAATCCAAAAGAGAGAACAGAGCGTGCAATAACTTTTCTTAAAGGTCAAATGGATGGTTATCAATCTTATCTTAAATTTACCGGTCTTGATCAAGATCCCAATATGAATCCTGAAGCTGCCGGTAATCTGGCCAATTTAGGAAAGGAAGAAGCAGTTAACGATATTCAGTCTATTAAAGATGGAAAGCCTGTTGAATCAAAAGGTTTGCCATCCCCTGAGTATGTCCAGACTCTTATCGAATACGTCAATTCGGAAGAATTCCGAAAGCTTAGCCCAGAGATACAACAGAGCTTCCAAAGTTACATTCAAGAACTTAAAAATAGAGTTAGTCAACAACTGCAACCACCTGTTGGTGGTCAACCATCACCTCCGGCGATCTCCGCTGTTCCTGCCGGTGCGGAGGCAATCCCTCCGGCGGGAGGAGGTGGTGGCTTGCCATTGACTTAATGTGATATAATAAAAATAAGGAGAAACTATGCCACTAATAAAAGGAAAGTCGAAAAAAACAATCTCAGAAAACATTTCTGAACTACACAAAGGTAAGACCTTTGCTAAGACAGCCAAGAAGTTTGGGAAGAAAAAAGCTGACAAACAAGCTATTGCTATTGCTCTTGAACAAGCCCGAAAGAGTAAAGGGAAAAGAATTAGTCGTTTACAAGAAAGGGCACAAACGGAGTAGTTATGGTTCAAAGGAAGAAAATAAAACTCCCGCAGCCAAAAATAACAATGACTAAGAAATCAACGGGGCAAACGAGCAGTAAATTACATCAAGCGGCGATGGACATTTTAAAAAAGCGCGCCCAGGCGGCATAATGGCTAACGAAAAGATTCCTACAACTCAAATTGAAAGGATCAAACAAATTGACAGAATTAAACCATCTTTGTTTTTAAATGAAAAAGACTGCCCGGATATTAAAAAGATGAGAGCCGGTCAAGAGTATGACTTTATCATTCACGCTAAGATGACATCAGATAGCCGGGATACAAAACATCCCGAGACTGGTAAGAATCTTAGAAAACCTATGGTATCAGGACGATTCGAAATTCTCTCAATAGAATCTCCTGGTGATACCCTCGATGATTCAGATTTTACCGGTCTACCAATTGAAAGAATGAAACAAAAATCACAAGAATATTAACAAAAGAAAGGAGCATTAAAAATGCCTAACAAAATGGAAGAACTTTTGGGCGATGACGAAACCCCAAAAGAGCCAAATCAAGACTTAGAGACTATTAAAGAATCTCTTGGGACCTTATCTGAGAATGTTCAGAAATTGACAGAACAGGTAACGACAATTGATGAGAGAGTTTCAACCCCTCCGGTTGAAGAAGAAGAGGAAGAAAAGGATGAATCTTATAATCCGGCTGAAAAGCCAGGATATACTTGGGATGCAGTCAGACAAGATTGGATAAAAGATGCCGAAGAGATTGTTGACAGGAAACTAACTGAGAGAGAGGAAGAAATTCAAGCAGCTCAGGAGAGTGAGCGACAAGCCCGAGAGTTCATAGACAAAGAATTTGACAGTCAGTTAGAAGAAATGGAGAAATCAAAAATCATCCCTCCTATTGAAGACAAAGATAACCGTGATGACCCTGGCCGAGCTGCCAGACGAGAAATCTTTGGATATGCCGCTGTATTAGGAACCACCAATCTTAAAAAAGTAGCTGAAGCCTTAAATAGAGAACACGACAGAGGATTTAACTTTGATGTTTCTTCTGGTCAGTTTGTAAGAACAAGAACTTCTGGTATCGGTCAGACAGCACCAGTCGGATCATCATCTTCAAGAACGGGCGGCGCTGGTAGAGTTATATCTTACAAAGAGCTTCACAATACCTCAATGGATGAATTAGCAAGACGAGCCAACGAATAACTTGACTTTTTAAAATCTATATAATATAATAAAATTAAGAACGCCAAAGCGCAGTCCCTGCGCTTTTTGTATTAAGAACTTAAAAGAAAGGAAGAAAAATGACATTTTCAGACCAAGTTCAAGCTCTAACACAGGAAGTCCTTATTCCGAAAGTTGTCGATAACGTTCTCAATTCCAACATTTTGGCTTTGAGGCTTATTGGTAATGCTTTGGCAGGAATAGGATATGATGTTAGAAAAACAATCAAGTACCAGAATTCAGGCACTGCAGCTTCATTTGCTGGTTTAGACACCTTCTCTGCGGCTCAGCTATCAACGAAGTTGAAGCTTGTATATGATATGAGAGCAGCGAGAGAACCTGTAGCAATCTCCGGTATGGATGCGGTTGCTAACGCCTCAGCTGAATCTCAAACAGACTTAGTTAAAGAGGCATTAGAAGAAACACAACAAGAATTAATTGACGCAATTGGAACCATGCTCTATGGTGATGGCACAGGAAACTCAAACAAAGACTTTTTAGGATTAGAAGCTATCGTCGATGATGGAACAAGTGTTACCACTATCGCTGGTGCTTCAAGAACAACCTACCCGGTTTTAAAAGCTACCAGAACCGCTTCTGGTGGGACTTTAACTTTAGCCAAATTAGCAACTCTTTTCTCAGCAATATCTTCGGGTTCAGGAAATGCTTCCCCTTCGTTAATGATTTCTAACGAAACGGTTTGGGATCTTTACGAACAACTCTTAACTCCAACTGTCAGAGAGCAATATACCTCAATGGGATATTATGACGTTGGTATGCGAGGTGGGGCTACCCGAGGGAAACAAGGCCTTGTTGGTATGGGTGGATTTGTAGCAGTTACTTATAAAGGTATCCCTTATGTTCGAGATGAAAAAGCCACAGCGCAAAGACTATATATGTTAAATGAAAACTGGCTAAAATGGTATGGTTGGGATTCAAAGGGATTTGCTGGTTATAACAAAATTGCCTTCGGTTCTTCACAGATTGAAGGTGAATACGCAGAACCCCCGATGAGTCAATTCACTGGATTCAATAGCTCAGGATTAAAAACTCCAACCAATCAATTTGGTGTTATTGCTGATATAATCTTACTTGGTAATTTGACCTCATGGCAGCCAAGAAGGAGTGGTCAGCTAACCGGTATAACTGGAGTATAAATTTAATTTAAAAAGAAAGGATAAATTATGAAATTAGAATCAACTGCAACAATTCTCGACTTTGATCCTTATAAAACAAGGACCGAAGCGGGTTCAACACACAATCTTGGTGAATTAGTTGCTTTAGCTGATCAGCGAAAATTCCGCTATGCAGTCGCTGGAGCCTCAGATATTTCTCATAGTAAGCTTCAGTTAGCCCCCGCGCCAAAGACAAATCATCACAACATTGCTGTTTATGCGGCAGCGGCTATTGGGGCGACCGAGGTTCAGGCCACATTAGGCGCGACCGCGGCCACTGCTAACGAATACAGCGAGGGTTATCTGTGCGTCAACGACGCCACCGGCGAGGGTTATACCTATAAGATCAGTGGTCATGCAGCTGTAGCTTCTGCTGGGGTGATTACTGTTGAACTCTTTGACCCGATCAAAGTGGCCTTAGTGGCTGCAACATCGGAAATCTCCTTGATTCATAACACCTACAATGGAGTAGTCGAGGGAACTTCCGCGACCCGATCACCTGCTGGTGTCCCGTATGTTGACATTTCGAGTGGAGATTACGGCTGGCTTCAGACACGAGGTGTCGCTGCGGTATTGAATGGTTCAGCATGCACTCTCGGAGCTCGCCTGATGGCGGATGCTTCCACCGCCGGGGCGGTTACAGACCAAACTGACGTCACTGCTCCACAGGCTGAATGGCAAGTCGGTTTCGCTATTACAGTCGGAGTCTCAACAGAATACAAACCAATCTTTCTAACAATAGATTAGGAGAATTATGACAATTGACGATAGCGATTATGGTGTATATTTGGCTACCAAAAAGATTGAAGATGCCAAAAAAACACGCAAAAAAGCAAGTAAAAAAGCAAGTAAAAAAGCAAGTAAAAAAATAAAGAAAATTAAAAAAGGTTGACGAGGAACCCACCAAAGAATGATGGGGGATTCAGGACCTTAGAAAGGTTACTATGAAAGCAAGAGATTACATTCCAGCTCTTAGGTTTGGAGCTAAAATCTACCCCGAAGACATTGCCGGGATTGACCCACTGACACAGACTAATCAGTACTGGTTTGTTGATGGTGATAAATCCGCCGATGGCGGCGGTAAGTCTTGGGAAGACGCCTACAAGACAATTCAGGCGGCAGTCAATGCTGCCAGCGAGGGTGATGTTATTTTCGTCGCTCCAAAGTCGATCACGGCTTTGGCGACCGATCCTGTTGACTACGCCGAAACGATTATAATTCCCAACAGCAAACCCAACCTCTCAATTATTGGTGTCTCCAGAGGACGAACGCAGGGAGGATTGCCACAAATCAAAATTGGGAGTGGTTCAACAGCGATGTTGACTGTTAGAGCACCTGGCTGTTTGATCGCTAACCTTGGATTTAACGGCGCTTCTTCAACCGGTGGAGGCATTCTCTTAGACGATGACGGCGGAACTTCTAAAGTCGCTTTCGGAACTACAATCGCTAATTGTCACTTCAAAAATTGTGTTGGTTCTACTGCTACCGATGCCTCAACCGGCGGAGCGGTTATGTGGGGTTCAAATGGCGGGGGCTGGCAAACCCTCATCAAGGGAAATATGTTCTATAAGAATGTTGGCGATATTGTCCTTATGGGCACAAGCGTATCCGTTCCTCAAGATGTGGTGATTGAAGATAACATCTTCTCTGGGCCGGCGGCGAGTGTCGACTGCAACCTCTATTTGGCTGGCGGTTCGGGCATGAACGGTGTTTATGTTAGAAATAATGTTTTCCCTGTCTTTCCTGCTCTTTCCAGTGGCGCCAACCTCCGTTATGCTAAGATGACCGGTTGCGTTGGCATCTTATCTAATAACTACTTCGGCACCGATAAAACCTTCGGGGCGGCAGGAAATGGAGCCGTTATTCCGACTACCACCTTCTTATCTGGCAATTACGATGAAGGCGGACTGATAGCGAGAGTATAGTAGTTTGAAGAGATTTTGATAAATTGACATCTTATTAACATGGTCTGACTGCTTGTTTAATAATTTTGAGAATCACTGTTATTAAGGTAACCTAAATTTACCTTTAGGATATAGAAAAGAGCCTGTGGTCGATCAGGCTCTTTTCTTTTTGGTTGACAAATTCAATATGTGATATAATAAAAGAAAGGAGATAATTATGACAAGTTTTAATGCAGCCATAGATAGAGACGCGAATAGACAAGTTATTAGTTCTAACGAAGCTTTTAAGGTTTCTAAAAGTATGACTTTTGCTGGTAACACCGTAAATGACCCTGGTGATTATGATGGCACGGGTAATCCAGCGACTTTATTTACGGTAACTGGTGATGTTTTAGCCACCATTTTTGGCATTTGCACAGTTTCACTTACGGGAGAAACGGCTACACTCGCTCTCGGGGTCACAGATGCGACTGGTATTTTCTGCGGCGAGATTGCTGCTACTACTATTTTAGCCAAATACGTAATAGCAGAAGGTAGCAACCCAGCATTATCACTGGGGTTAGACCCAACAGGCGATGGGACAGAATTTGTTATAGGTGGTGGTCAAGATATAATTCAAACTGTCGCAACAGCCAATATTACCGCTGGTGCAATCACTTATTATTGTTTGTGGAGACCTTTATCATCTGATGGTAAGGTAGAAGCAGCATAAAAATATAACTAAATAAGAAAGGAGCATTTCAAATGCCAAAACCAAAAGAAGACCCTCAGGACGTATTAATTGTCCAAAACATTGATCTAAATTGCGATGATGTCGATACCGAAGAAGGCTGGTCGCATAAAGATTATTATCAGGTAAAATGGGGCGGAAACCCCATAAGAATTAAACCCGGAGAAACAAGACGACTTCCCCGTTATGTTGCTGAGCATTTTGCTAAACATTTAGCTAATCACATCCTAATGAAAATGGAAAAAGAAACTGGTAAGCAATTTTTAGTCAATAACCCGATAGAACGACCGAAAGTTCTCAAACAGATTATTATCGGGGTTGACCAGTATTTCTTAGATCAAGAAATCGCCGAACAAACAGAAGGCGAGAAAGTAGCCGCAGAAATCGAGAAACTAAACGAACCAGAAGAAAAAGCTCTGGATGTCGGGGCAGTTCCTAACCCCGCAATTGGTGAATTAAAAGAAGAACCCAAAACTCCAGAAATTCCAGAAGAAAAACCATCTAAAGAAAAAACTTCAATTTGGGACCCTAAACTACCCGATCCTTCTATCAACGAGCTACGGCACGCCTGTAAGCTTCAAGGAATTGAGTTTACATTAAAAGACAACAAGGAAACATTAATCCAAAAACTGAAGTCTTTTTAAAGAAGAACTATGGACGAATTTGAGGAAGCTGCTAATTTATTAAGCAAAACTGTTAAAGATCTCGAAATTCAAAAGAAGAGATTAGATATTGATGTTGTTTCTTTAGATGCTCAACTTAAAGAGTCGCAGCGTAAACTCTATCATCTTCACGACAATATCAGCCTGCTCGAAAAAGAAAAGAAATTACTGAAAGAAAAAATTGACCGTGAGACGGAGGCAATGAAAGAGATTAAGCATCAGCAGGAGGAGGAAATAGCAAACAAAAAGAATTTAGCCGAGATTGAGATATTAAATAATCGCAAGAAGTTAGAGAAAGAGTGCGAAGAATTAGAGGCTAAAAAGAAAAAGTATCTAATTGATAAGCAGGCTTTGGAAAAATTAAAATTAGATTTGAAAAAATATAATGATTCCCTCCAAAAAGAACGTAATCAACTGTCTCAGGATATAAACGAATTAAAGATTAAAAAAAGAGATTTGGCTTTTAAAGTAAAAACTAATGAAACTTTGAGAATGAATTTACTTGCAGAACGTGGGCAACTGTCAGTTGATAAAAAACAAATTAGTGACAATTTAAAAACTTCTGAAAATAAACTGGACGAAGCTAATAAAAAATTACAAGAAGCCAACAATCTTTTATCAACTATAAACGAACAGGCAAATCAACTTAAAAAATATCAAAAAGATTTAGATATTAAAGAAGATATTCTTAACAAAAAATCCTTCATCTTAGAAGGTAAGGAAAGAGATCTGAGAAAAAGAGAACTCCAGCTTTCGGACCGAGAAGCAACACTCAAATCAAACCTCAATTTATGATATAATTAGATTAGAGGTTAACTATGAGTGATGCAGTTCGTGATCAAAATCGAATCGCCGGGATCATAGCGGAAACCTATGATGCTAATAGAACTCCTTCGCCTCTCTCGGTTGATCCAGTTACTGGAAGATTAAGAATAAATGGAACCGTTACTGGAACGGTTATTGTTGATAATTTAGGAACTACTGTTATCGCCGGTCAAAAGACGGTCGCTGTAACAGATACTGCTGTTAAATTAACTACCAGCTCAACACCAATCAAAAATGGCGTAATTATTCAAGCATTAGTAAATAATTCAACTACTGTTGTCGTGGGACCTTCTACGGTCACGACAGCAAATGGTTTTCAACTTCAAGCCGGACAATCAACCTCTTTAGCAATTGATGATTTGGCTTCTGTTTATATCAATGGCACCGCTGGTGATGGTGTGTGCTTTATATCAAGCGTTTAGGAGAATTATGCCCTTACTTCCATTTGGTTCAGCGCCAGCAAGCAAAAAAGTATTTGTTCCTTACACAGGAGCAACTGCTGATGTTGATTTGGGGGCACATAATATTAAAGCAGCTAATTTAGTCGGTCAAATTCAATTTGTCTTACCAGCAGTTGCAGGAAGCCAAGCGAGAGTCCGAATTCCTAAAGATTTAACTATAACCTCAGCGATTATTGTCGGCGATGTTTCAGGTTCTGCAGTGGTGGATATTTGGAAAGATACTTATGCAAATTATCCGCCAACTGACGCTGATTCAATTACCGCCGCAACACCACCGACTTTATCATCAGCAATTAAAAATACCGATTCAACGCTTACTGGTTGGACAAAATCTTTTACTGCTGGCGACTGGCTGATTGCGAACGTTGACAGCTGTAGCACGCTTAACGAATTGGTAATTGTATTAACATATTAGGAGAAAATTATGGCAGACGAAATTTACACCTTAACTACAACTCAAAAAATCAACCTAACTGAAATCAGGCGGCAAATTACCGAGCTACAAAACCGCAAGAAAATCGCTGAATCTGTTAGTCAGGAAGAAAAAGATAAACTTTATTACAACCTTGAAATTAAGCCGTTAGAAGAAGGAATCAAGCGGCTTCAAGATGAATTAACTAAATATAAAGGATAATTATGTCAACTTCCTTCAACACTCACAAAGATTTAACAACGGTTATGTTCTATGATGCTTCTGCTAATACTTATACTACCCGTGATTTAACAACGGGTGATTATTTCGCCGATGATGTTGCGGTTGGGGATATTCTTTACTTCGGTCTAACCTCCGATATATTCAACGACATCTTCGTTAATGTCGGAACAGCGAGGGACGGGACGATAACGGGAGTTTGGGAATACGAGATGCGTTGGGCGGGGATGCCTTGGCAGACAGTAACGGTGACCGATGACACCAACCTTTTCTCGACTCTCGGGGCAAACGCAATAAAGTTTGACCCGTTAGCTTTAAATGATTGGGAAAATGTTACCGTCAATGGTTTGAATAGATGGTGGATAAGATTTCGAGTTTTGTCTGTTTCTGGAGTAAGCGAAGGCGGGGCGAACTCAACAACGGCGATGCAGTGCGGCGACCACATTATTCACTTGGACGAGACTAAATCCTTTGCCCAGCTTTACGCCTTAGATTTGGCTAATGGCTGGGGAGTGATTAAAAGAACCCACACGTATCTTGGAGATATATATCACACTGTATTCACTCTCGGATGTAGGATTGCCGTTGAAGGGTCGGGGGCTTTAGTAGATACAGCAATATTATCAGCGGATTATGGAGCTGGATTAGGGATTGAGATTTTGTGTCCGTGGGCGGGATATAATCAACATAATGGGATTGTTGCCGCTTCAGGGACCACCGTAACCCTCGGGACTTATGACGCAACGAATCTCTACTCCAAGTATTCAGTCCTCTTAACCCAGACTCGTGCCTATGCCGCTTCTGGCGGAGTAGCAACACTGGATTTAGATGGAACGGTGAATTTTTATGGCGTAAATATTCCCCAGCTTACTTATATGATATTAGATGTTTCAAAGACAGATGCGGTGACAATTAAAGATAGTTTTATTGGCAAGTTTTCTGCGATTCCTTCAGGAATTACCGCCAACAAAACTGACTGGTATACTTATGGCAATACTAACTGGAACCTTAAAAATGGAAGTTATATCACTAACGGACTTTGGTTATTACAAGATAATGGTGTATATCCAGGTTTTGCTGTTGCTAATGGAAGAGGTGGTGCAAGAGATTATACGATACGAGCCATAAATGCTTCTTCTATGACAATGGGATATCTTGGAGTAAGCACTGGAATATTGGAATTCATAGATTGTGTTTTTGAAGGTAATTTAACTTTTGCTGTCAGGGCAGGGTATAACCATTTGATTTATAAATCGGCATCCTACGATATGCACTTAGAAGATTCAAATGGAAACAATGTGCCAGGTGCAACGGTCACGATGGTCAATTCAGACAATGAACAGGTATTTTCGGTTGTTACAGATGCCAATGGAAATATAGACGAACAAATCGTCCCCTACGAAATTACAAACCAATATGGAACGACAGAAAAAAGTTTCACGCTGACAATAGCAAAAGAAGGTTACCCGACAATAACAAAACATATAACAGCGGCACAATTAAAAGTTAGATTACGAGAACAGCAGTTATCGGCTGAAAAGAGAATCGGATATGCTTACATAATATAAAGGAGATTAAAAATGACAAGAGCCCCTTCGTCTTGGTCAGAACCTACAAGAAACAAAACCAACTTCTCAGAAATTACAAGAAGTAAATCTTCTTTTTCTGAAGTAGATAAAAATAAAACTGCTTTCTCGGAAGCAAGTAGAAGTAAGGGTCTTTTTTCTGAAAGAAACTCTCCCACGTATAATGTAGTTTTAGATCCGGTTCCTTTTGATGAATCAACTGTTAATATTAATGACAATGATTGCTTTTTTGATGGCCCGAAAGTAACTGAAACATATCCTACGGGGGAAGAAAAGACAGGGTGGTCAGAATAGTGGTATAATATAAGTAAGGAGATAAATGTCATATCCAACAGATTTAGATAATTTAGGTGTTAGTAATCCCTCCTCAAGCGATAATTTAGGCACTGGTCCTCATCATACTCTTCATTCAAATGAAAGAGACGCTATTGATGCTTTAGAAGCTAAATTGGGTATAAATAGTTCTGCCGTTAATACTTCAATAGATTATTTCTTAAAACACGCCTCCGGAGCTTATAGAACTCATACACACGACGCAAGTTCAGATGATGGCGCCAATATTCCTGAAGCAAATGTGGTATTTGGTCCGACAGGTCACGACCATAGTGGAACAACTAACGGCAATCTAATCCCGACCGCTGGGATAGAGGATAGTGCGGTAACAACAGCTAAAATAGCTGATGCTAATGTAATAACAGCTAAAATAGCTGATGCTAATGTAACAACAGCTAAAATAGCTGATGCTAATGTAACAACAGCTAAAATAGCTGATGCTAATGTGACAAGTGCTAAACTTGATTCAGTTACTGCCCCTTTGACTTTAAAAACTGGTTATCAAGAAACAGGTTCTTGGGGTTTTTATAACGCGTGTACCAGTGGTTCAGTTCTTTCAACATATATATGTTTTAAAACAATAATGACCAATATCCCAAGTTCTATAACTATTAATGTTACTGCTTCAAATGTTGGAACTAATGTAGTTGCTGTGGATATAACAAAATATGGTTTTTGTGTCGTTCTTAATCCAACTGGCACTGGAACAGCAAACGCTTATGGAACTTGGACGACCGTGGGAAATTAAAGAAAGCGAGGTATTATGTTAACTTGGGATCAAGCAATCACAACCTGTCAAAACATTTCATCAGATTCAAGCGATGCTTCTCTGACTTTCTTTAAAACTCTAATGAACGTTGGTTACAAATACGTATTGGCTGAATTATCCCGTTCTGTTACTGAAAAAACTAAGACTGCAGTTACTGTAGCCAGCCAACAATATTATCAAATGCCACCTGATTTCCTCTGGATTAAAAACATTACCCTTACAGTTGGCTCAACGGTCTATCCTATTGTGGAAATAGTAGACCAGGAAGAATGGGACTATCTTAATACAACCACTCAAACTTCGGATCTTCCTTCGTTTTTCTTTGTTAGACCCTATTTTGGAGTTGGTGGCGCAGAAGTTGGGATTTACCCCATTCCTTCATCAGCCGGAAATACCATTACTATAGTTTACGAATCATCTGATCACGATTTAGCTGTTACGGCCTATACCACCGGGACTGTTGCTGTCACCAACGCCTCAGAAGCTGTTGTTGGTTCTGGCACTGCTTTCATCGCCGCAATGGTAGGCAGATACTTTAGTATTGCCGACCCTTCAGGCGATGGTCTCTGGTATCAAATCGCGACGAGAACTGATAATACTCATATTACTTTAATAAACTACTATGGAGGAGCGTCTGGGTCTGGTCTCTCATATACTATCTCTGAAGCTTTTGCTCTACCAGAAGAGATGCAAATTTTGCCTGTCTATTATGCATTACAGCATTATTACGCAACTAAAGAAAACGATAAAAGGTCAATTCAATACTTAACCTTATTTGAAAAAGGACTTAGAGAAGGCAAAGTTAGATACGGAACTAAATCACGATCTAATGTTATTCGTAGAACTCCTTGGTGGATGGGTTCCCGAGCTGATCAATATCCTGCCCACTTCCCACAAAATATCAGTGGAAGTTAATTATGGACATCAAATATCTGAATCAAAACTTTTTCTTTGGAGGAATTGCCCCTTCAGCCAAACTCGGAGTTAAGGGTAGTTTTTATTTTGGCCAGAGATTGAATATCTACGATGAAGCTTCCCACGTTACAATTATGCCAAAAGCGACTGCAGTTTCAGGGGGTACGGTCACTGATTTAATCAAATGGATTGTCTCTGGCGCGCCTTATGATACCAATATGTATTTCTATTCAGAGGGCGGAAAGATTTACCAAGAAACCTCTGGGGGAAGTTGGAGTTTACTCAGAACGGTTGCTAATTCAAATGGTCAGGGAATGGCTCTTTTTAACGATTATTTATACTACTCAACTGATTCAGATATTGGACGTTATGGACCGCTTAGTGGAACTCCTTCATTTGACGACACTTGGGGTTCTACAACTGCAACGGCTCAATCTCAGTCCGCACTTCAAAACACGTCCACAACTAAGTTTGGACCTATTAAGGCGTTTACAAATGGTATCGCTATTGGTAATTCAAACTATTTAGTTTGGTGGGATGGGACTGTTCTTACCACCCAACGAATTACCTTGCCTCCTGGTTTGAATATTCGTTCTTTAGAAGTTAACGATCAGTTTTTGGTAATCGGCACTTGGAGAGGCACGACTATCAATACTAACGATGAAGGTTTTCTATTCTTCTGGGATGGGGCATCTGATACGTTTAATAACTTTGTATCTATCCCTCAGGGTGGAGCAGCCGCTCTTTTGAATAACAAAAACAGACTTATAACTTCAGCCGGCGGCAGCGGTCAAATTCTAATGAATTATTCGCCTTTCGCTAATCTACAAACCATTCCTAAGCTTGAAGTTAGTAAATATTTAGAAATCTACCCTGGAGCGGTTACTAACTGGCGAGGAATGGCACATATCGGAGTTAGCGCCAATACTGATTCAACTTCAATCATCCAGGGAGTTTATACCTTCGGGTCTCTGACTCAGTTATATCCTGAAGTCTTCAACTATGCCTTTACTATCTCAACTGGAACGACTACGGGAACAACTCTGAAAATCGGCGCTTTATACGGAAAAGGAAACAATCTCTATATTGCCTGGAGAGACGGAAGTAATTACGGAGTTGACAAGGTTGTAAACTCCAATGACCCATATCCTTCAGCGGTCTTTGAAAGTCTTATATTCGACAACTCCGAACTTTACAAAGACAAATTAGCTAAAAAACTAAAAGCCACCCATTTGCCTTTAGCAAGCGGAGAAAGTGTCCAATTGGGATACAAAGTCAATCGGGCTGCGGATTATACCCTTGGGACAGCGAATACTACTGTTGGTTCAACAGAGACTAAGCTGCCTATTCCTCAGTCTGCTGGCAGATTTAGAGAATTTCAATTTGAATTAATACTTGCAACTTCAGGTTCAACTTCTCCAACTGTCACATATGTTGGTTTAGAATATGATGAGCTTGGAGACGAAGAACAATTTTAAGGAGTATTATGAGCAATAATGTATTTTTTCCTGAGATAGACCCTGTTTTACAATCAGAGTATGCCCAAGAATCAAGTAATGTCTCTCCAGATAATATTTTAAGTGCCGGTAATTTACCGGGAAGCACGGTTATTCGTATCGGTTCTCCGGCTAATATTATAATTGATGGAAAGAACAAGAATGTAAGGGTTAACGACGGAACTAATGACCGTGTTTTAATAGGGAAATTCTAATGACTACATTTGGAGCAAAAGCATCTCAATTAGGATACGAAGTAGACGAATGCGCTGATTATGAATTGACTTTTTCGTCTGAATTCCCGATGTTAAAAATAGAGCACCAAGGGAGTGTTACTATAACAGACTCTAAGCAGAATCAAGATATTTATACCCATAACTTAGGATACATTCCTGCTTTTTGGGTATTTGATAACAAAGATTCTGGGAAATCACGACTTGCTAATCTCTATTCATATAATTTTGTAGTTAATTCTACAAAATTGTCGTGGGTAGGAGACCCTTCTCTTTCGGGAGCTCATACCTTCTACTATTTCATTTTTAGATGGAATCTACTTACCGAATTCACTGGGGCGGTTATCAATACCGAACAGACTTCACAGGGTTCATACGGAGACTATGGTATTAAAGTCGCAAAATCTGGCAAAAGTATCAATTCTTTAGATTATAGAGATTATGTGATTCATTCCAATTGCAAATCCCCTATCATCCATATGACCGGAGTGGTAGGTCCGTATTTTCCGACTTGTGCTTTGATACCACATTATTTAGGATACGCTCCATTATTTTTTCAATGGATCAGTGATGATAATAAAAATTCATTTAAATTAATGGCTAAATCGCCAGAGGAGTATGTCGGATCAGACGAAACGTATATAATTATTTGTTCAATAGATAATACATATATTTCTTATATGGTTTTCAAAGACCCAATGTATATAGGATAAATATGAGCGAATATGGAATTAAAATTTCATTACCAGGATACGATGTGAAAACGGCAACTCCCGAACAATGCGCAGTGCATTCTGATTATCCTGTTCCTAAAATAGCAATGGACAAAACCCCTTCTCATTTTGGTATAGTTCATTATACAATTCCAAAAGGGACTTATGTAGATGGAACATACAATATATTTGTTACGGTTCATGGATGGGGGTATGTTCCGACCGCATTAGTATATGGCGGTAATGATTTATATTTTGGTCAACAAAATAGTCCATTGCCTCTTTCTATCGGCGATTCCCTCGGATTAACCTATTATGTTGATGATAATATTTTGAGTATTGATTATACTATTGATAGTTTTGGTAGTGGAAGTATTGTATTAGATGCAGATATACCTCTAACTTTCAAATACTACATCTTTGTTGAAGATGGTGCATAGACTTTAAAATAGTGATATAATATAATTAAGAACGCTTTAAGCCGTCCCGACGGCTTTTTTATTTAGGAGGAATATGGCAGTTCAATTTCCAACCCTTACAAACCCCTATGAAGATGTTGTTAGCTGGACCAAAGAAAGAGAAGCCGGCAGCCAAGCTCTCTTAGCAAGTCAGAAAGCCCAACAAGAAGAACTATTTGGAAAATACAAATCTGCGGTGGCTGCTCAACCTACTATGCAGGCAAGTTATAAACAGCTCTCTACTGAAGCTGGGATTCCTGAACTTCAATCACAGATTACGGATATTAATAAACAGATGAGTTCTGTTCAGCAAATGTTAAACAACTTAGATGTTAATATTGGAGAACAAACCAGAGGAAGTTGGGCAACTCAATCTCAAAGAGAACAACTAAAAGCTGCTCAAATGGGAGGACTAACTCGTCAGATGGCCAACTTGGGCGCAGCAGCCGCTCCTCTTTCTAATCAACTAACAGCTTCTCAACAAAACATCGCCACTCAATTAGGCCTTATAAGCGCTGATCAGCAAAAACAACTCCAACCTTTCATAATGGAAATAGATGCTCAATCTGATCGTTTCGCCAGAGAAATTACACTCTATGATCAAACAACTCAAGATACCCTTTCAGCTCTCATAGCCAAGGCTGGTAGAGAAGCAGAAATGCAGCAAGCAGAATGGGACAAAGCAATGAAACTCGCCGAACAAGAACAACAATACTTGTATCAAAAAGCTCTCAATGCTCAACAGATTGCCGCTTCTTACGGATTAAAGAGAATGGAACTTGCTGCTTCTACAGCTCGTCCTAGTGTTGGAGAAGCCCTTTCTAATATGGCTGGACAATACACCCATTATCATCCTCGGACAAAACAATATGGTCAGTGGTTTATCAATACTGCTGGTCAAGCTTTGACTCGTGAAGAAGCAGGGAGGATAGTGCAACAACAAACCGGAGCTGATTACAACGAAATAATGAGACAAATTTACCAAACCTTCCCAGGTTAAGGAGGTTAGATGGCTAAAAAGAAACGCATTAGTCCTTGGGGAGGTGGAGATATAAGTACCAGTCCATGGGAACCATCAGAAGAACCATCAGCTGTTGGTGATGTTTCTTCTGCAATTCCCTCGCCAACCCAAGACACCAGATCTACATTACAAAAAGCAAAAGAATACTTAAGCAAAGCTAAAAATACCTTAGCCAGTGTTTTTACTAAACAATACTGGCAACCCGCTCCTCAAGTAAGAGCCAGAGATGTAATCAGGGAGATATACACTGGACCTCTTTCAACTTATGCTGTAGCCAAAAAAGCAGCAGAAGAAGGAACATATGCCGTTCAACATCCTGTTCAGGCCGCTAAAAATGTAGCCAAGGGATTAGGACCTCTCACCGAACATTATCTTCTTTCACCTTTTGCAAGAAGGAAAGAAGTGCATGAAGCCTATAGAACAGGCGGAGCTAAGGGGGCGGCTAAAGAAGCAGCGAAGCAGTTCGCTGGACAACAAGCAGCTATGGTTGAAACTGGACTCTTATTTTTTGGAGGCGCTGAAGCCAGGGGAGCTAAACTATTACCAACTCTTGGGAAGGAAGCGGCTACTGGTCTTGGCTTTGGAGCTACAGAGTATGCTGGTAGACTTTTACAGGGTGAGAAACCTTCACTAAAAGGAGCCGCCAGAGAAATTGTGCCACCAACTGTGGCTTTTCCAGTGCTATCACAAGCTGGAAGAATGGTTTTCGGAGCTCGAAAGATTAAAGTCACCCCCGAAGAAGAAAAGTCTGCCTTAGATTATGTAATGTCAAGAGGAACTAAATTAAGAGAAACGCTTACAATTCACCCTGAAGATAAAAGAATTATGGCTAATTACATCGACGCTTCAAGAATTGGTGGTGGTCCCAGTAGACAACTTGCAACTGATGCTCAAAGAATAGCTGAACACTATAATATACGACCAAAAGGAAATCAAGGGTTAGCGGACGCCTTTGATGAATCTTTACAAAGAACAGCCGGCATTGGTAGAGAGTATTTAAGAACAGATTTAGAACTAAATAAAGGTAAAGTAATTAAACCCCTACCCACAGGAGAGGGGATAGCCCAAGCTAAAGCCTCTGGTCAGTCTTTCGACGAGTGGGTGAAGGGGCAGAAAATTATTGAAAATAAAAATAACGGAGGAATTATTAAGTATAAGGATGGAGAATTAAAATATTCAGTTGAGGACGGAGTGATGATTATAGATGATATAGATGTCAAGACTCAAAAACAGGGAACGGGAACAGTATTGATGCAGGAAGCGGAAGATGTTGCAGAAACGCTTGGAGTTGAAAGAATTGAGTTAGGAGCGTTTCCTAAAAACAAAACTATCACGAGTGAACAGTTAAGAGATTTTTATGAAAATCTCGGATATAATGTAAACGCAGATATGCCTTTCGAAAAACAAACATATTACGATATGAGTAAGTCAGTTAGCGGAAACAACATTGAATTCAAAACCCGTTCCCAACTAAAAGCAGAGTGGGATGCCACCAAAGGAATAAAAGAAGTCCAGCCTCCCTTATTTAGATTAAAAGATGATTTTGAAAAAGCTACTGGTATTACAATTTCTGATCAACAAGAAAAACAAATCACAGATCTTAATAAAAAGATATTCGGCGACGAGAATATTAAGATAACCGGTCAGATTTTAACTCCAAAAGGTCAAGAAGCTTTAGGTTCTTATAGGGACGGTATGATTAAGATTTTAGGTGGTCAGGCAGATGTGACTGACACTTTTTATCACGAAGCAGTTCATAAATATTTAGACGTATTCACAGCGGCTGAGGAACATGCCAGTCTTCTATTGCAAGCTCAAAAACAATTTGGCACTACTGATTTTGCTTCTACCGAAGAAAGATTAGCTGAGAACTTTATCAATTATGCTTCTGGGGTTGAAAAGACATCACCTTTCAAGGTTGCATTTGATAGAATTATTACCCGGATTAAGAGTTACTTTAGAAATGAAGACACAATCAAATCATTCTATGATGATATTCTAAGCGGAAAGGCAGCGAAACCTACTCCAGAAATTCCTGCCCTTCCTGGTGTTGTATCGGAAGATTTATCTAAATTACCTACGCCCGCTAAAGCTTTGCAAACTGAACCCACCCCTGCTGAATTGACAGCCGCTCTTGAACCTTCTGCTAAAGATTTCAGAAGTAATCTCCGATCTGTGCTGTTAGAAAAAGCACAAGGTTACGAAGCGCAAGCTCAACAACGGGAACTTTACGATAACATTCTCGGTAAAGAAACAATCAATGAAATTAAGAAAGTATTAAGATCAAAGGCAGCTCAAGAACCCGACTTTGACGTCACTAAAATAGAAGGATTTGACGAAATAGCTCAGGTTCTTCGTGATTACACCGGTCGTCCTGATATGAGTAGCAGTGAAGCTCTTGATTTGATAGACAATCTTCCGACTTGGGCAGAGATTAACAAACAAAAACCAGTTTCTTTGAAACCTCTCGGTGATGTTCAGCAAGTTTTCAAACCCGCCGAGGGGAGAGAAGTTATGGTGCCTTCTTCTCAGCTTCCGGTTGGAGAGGGTGAAGTTAAACCCAGTCGTTTAGCTGATAGGTTAACACGTAGAATTGAAAATCTGACCGAAGAGCAAAAGCAGTCAATTCCGAACTACCAGGTTATGAATAAGCAAGACCAGATTGCCAAAGCAGCCGCTTTTGTTGAGAAATATCCTGATGACACAATGGCTATTCTTCAAGGAAAGAAACAACCGCCTCAGGGTTTGCTTAGAAACTCTCTCGCCTTGGCGATGGAAGAAAAGGCAGTCTTAGATAAAGATGGAGATTTGGCAATGAAATTAGGCAGTCTTTATTCTACCAGAGCTGGTCAAGAAATCAGCATCTTAACCGAACGTGATCCCGAGAGTCCTGTTAGGTATATTTCAGATATTCAAACTGCGAGAATTGAAAGAAAAGGCGGAGCTGAAGTTGTAAATAAGGCTCGGCAGAGAGAAGTGGCAAATTTAAATAATGAAATAAAAAAGGCAGCGCCCACCAAAAATCAATGGGCAAACTTTATTGATAGTATAAAGTGTCATTGATAGTATAAAGTGTTAAATATGGAGGATAAATGGCTTTTTGTTTAATGCCAAAAGAAGCAGACAGATTTAAAACCGCTTTAATATCCGGCGAGATTGATTTTATGAAACTTTCAGAGATGACCAGCGAGGATAGAAACAAATACTTAGCTCAATTCGTCGGAGAAGAAAACGCCAAGCCTGTTAATGCTTTATTTGAAAGCAAGCTCTTGCTTAAGAATATAGAATCCGGGATGGTCACTTGGGCTAAGAAAGTAATGGGAATTACCCCGCCTGTAAGACGAGATTTGATGTCTAAGATTACCAGATTACGAGAAGGTATGCAAACCACAAATCAAGAAATGTTCCTAAAAGATTTGGTTGATACTCGGCTTGGAGTTAATGTAAATTCTGAAGAATCAAAAACAATAGTAGAAATGGCAGACAAAGTCAGAACTTTAAGAGACAAGGTTGACCCTACTACTTTTAAATTTCCCACCGAAAAAGACCGCTTTGATTATGGGACCGCTCATGCTCTTTTAAATGAATATGTTGGCAATATAAAGGGCAAAGCAATGAAATTAGGACTTAAAGATTACTTGGCTCATCCTCTGGAAATTCTTTCTGGTCTCTCCGCAACGTTTAAGTCCGTGGTTGCCTCAATGGATAATAGCTTTTTTGGTAGGCAGGGGATTAAAACTCTTTTTACCAACCCCGATATTTGGATGAAGGATTTTGCTAAATCTTGGGTTGATATTGGCAAAAGATTAATAGGAAAAGACCCGATGACTGCTATTAGGGCAGATGTAATTTCACGTCCTAATGCTCTAAACGGAAAATACAAAGCTGGGGGATACGCCTTAGATGTTATATCAGAAGAAGCTTTTCCATCCCAACTACCATCAAAAGTTCCTATTTTAGGAAGATTATATCAAGCCTCAGAAGACGCCTTCAACGGAGGGGCTTTAAGAATACGCGCCGACTTGGCTGATAGAGTAATTGCTGTTGCCGAAAGACACGGTAGAAATACCCTGGACCCAGTAGAAGCTAAAGGTTTAGGTAAGCTGGTCAATTCTCTTACTGGCCGAGCGAGTATTGGAAAAGCTGAACCTTTAGGAAAAGAGATAAACGCCGTTATGTTTTCAATTAAATTTTTGAAATCAAACTTTGATACTTTGACTGCTCATTTATTTGATCCGGGCGTTAGTCCTTATGTTAAGAAACAGGCTGCCGGAAACCTCTTAAAGATTATCGGTGCCACCAGTGCTATTTTAGGGATTGCTGAGTTTCTTCACCCTGGAAGTGTAGAACTGGATCCAAGAAGCTCCAATTTCGGGAAGATTAAAATAGGCAATACCCGTTTTGATGTAACTGGGGGAATGGCCTCGATAATAACTCTCGCTTCGAGAATAACACCAACTATGCATAACGGAGAATGGGGCTTCTGGACTAAAAGTAGCACAACCGGAGAATATACAAAGCTTGGTGGCAAAGAGTATGGAGCACAAACCGCTATGGATGTAATTGATAATTTCTGGCAGGGGAAACTTGCGCCTGGAGCCGGTTTGTTAAGAGATTTATGGAAAGAACAGACTTATCAAGGTGCGAAATTAACACTTAAAGGTGAACTTCAACAATTAGGAACTCCTATGGCTATACAGAATTCTTTAGAATTGCTCAAAGACCCTAACGGAGCTAATGCTGTTCTGGGGACAATTATGGATGTTTTGGGATTTAACGTCAGTACCTATGGAAGTAAAACTCAGGATATTCAAAATAAAATGGGTATAACAAATATGCCTTCAAATGTAATAAATGAAATTGACAGATTAACTTCAACTGGCAATGCCCCATCAATTCCAGATTTAGAAAACGAATCTTCAATTCAGAACTTCAAGAGCCAGGTTTCGGGAGATGAGTATAATCAATTTATAAATGAAGTAAGATCTTCACTTCCCGGGGCTTACCAGAGTATGATGATGAATGTTCAGTATATGGGTCAGTCTGACGCTAACAAAAAGAAGTTCCTTGATAGCGCCAAAAATCAGACTATTAGTAACCTATTAAAGAAGTATGGCTATAAAAAACCGAAAACAAAAAGAATAAAAATTCCTCAATTGTGATATAATTAAAATGAAAGGATAATTATGAGTCCACAAATGAGCCCAGCTTTACAAGCAGCAATTGAAAGAAGACGACCCGGCGGTCTGATGGCCGATCAGATGCCTCCAGAAGGAATGTTACCTGAAGGACCCGCTCCTACTACTCCTGCTGCTCCTGCTCCCACACCACCAGTTAATCCTGCCCTTTTGGGTGGTCAGCCGGCCGCAGCTATGCAGAATCCCGGTATTGATGATCAAACAAAGAAGATTATAATGGCGGCGATTACTCGTCTGATACCATTATTAGGACCGACAGGTGGTGCTACGATTCCAGCGGCACCAGCAACTCCCCCGGCGGGCGGAACCCCTCCAACGCCTCCTATGGCTGGAACCCCGGGACCTGGAGCTGGTCCGATGGCTAATTTACCTATGGGATAAAAATGAAATTTTTGGTAATCGATTTTGGATTATTTTGTGAGCACGCAGCTGCCCTAACTGATAACGGAAAGAATCAGGTCTATTACTATTCTCAGTGGGAGTCAAATTTCCCCGCTTTTGATAAATATATTATTGGTGAAGGTAGTGGCGTTACTAAAATTAAGAACTTCTGGGAGTATGTTGATCAAGTTGACTGCATTGTCAACTTTGATGTCTATAATAATGATGTGATCACTTATTTAAGAGATAAAGGGTATCGAGTTTATGGAGCCGGCCTTGGTGAGATATTAGAAAATGATCGTTGGGCAATGAAAACGCTTGTTAAAAAATTGGGACTGCCAGTAAATAATGCAGTAAGAATTGCCGGCACCCCTGATCTACGAGAGTACCTTAAAAAAAACAAAGACAAATACATTAAAATTGATTTATTTCGCCAAAATCTCGAAAGTTTTCATTCTAAAGATTATAAATCAGTAGAAATCATTATTGATGAAATGGACAATGTTTTGGGTCCCTTCAAAGACGACTTTGAATTTATTGTTGAAGATGCGATTGACGCCAAGGAATCGGCAGAGCCGGGTTTTGATGGGTTTTTTAACGGTAAAGAATTTGTCAAACCTTATTTATTTGGTTATGAAATTGAAAAAGCTTTTTACATCGGCAAATTTACTAATCAATTAGCGCCCCAACTTCAAAATACTTTAGATAAATTAACACCAGTTTTACGCGAAGTGGATTATCGGGGAGCAATGTCTTTAGAAGAAAAAGTGGTCTCTAAAGATACCAGCTACTTATTAGATGTATGTGCGCGCCAACCAGCCCCTCTTTCAGCCGGTTATATCGAATGGATTAAAAACTATCCCGAGTTGATTTGGAAGATTGCCGGTGCCGAGGCAGTAAAAATTGAGCCTGTCGCTACCTACGTTGGCGCCATGCCTTTAGAAAGTAGCCACGCTAATGAACATTGGCTTCGTATTTTAATTGATGATGTCGCAAAAAATCGCAGAAATATCAAATTCAGACAGTTTGTTAAGAAAGGTAATTTCTATTACGCTGTTCCGGGAATGAGTTCGGTTGTTGTAATTGTTGCTTGGGGCGAATCAGTTGATGAGGTATATAATAAAATTAAGAAGTTGATTGATAAAGTGGAAGCTTATGGCTTGCAAAAAGATGTCTTTGGAGGTTTGGATCTTGCTCACAAAGAAATAGAAAAAGGAAAACAGCTCGGAGTATCTTTTTAAAGGAGATAAAAAATGACAGACCAAGAAATGCTTAAACAAATTTGGGAACACGTAATGACTATGAACCGTGAGCTCGGTGCAGTTCAAGCCCAAGTAGATGTTTTAATGAAATTATTCTGGATTGTAATGACTGCTTCAATTACAGCAGTTGTTGGAGTTATTATTAACATTTTTTTACACGTAAGAGATAATCAAAAATCAAATAAACCACAATGAAATGAACAAATAAAAGTTTTATGGACTTTCTAAGGAGGTCGATGTGAGATGCTCCTCAAGGCGTGTCCAAAATGCAAGACGATGAGTTGGGATACGTTAAGTAATTACTGTTGTTATTGCGGGTTCTGCTTTAATCCAAGAAATCGCTGTAATAGATGCGGGCAGGAAGTTTCCCCTGCTCACAATTACTGCAGACGTTGCGGAAGAAAATTGAACCCCGTAAAGATGGTTAATCCAGATAATCCTATAGAAAGGAATGAGCCAAGTGGAAGTCTATGCAGATGATTATGAACTAATAGAAACCCGAAGATTTGGAACTAACCTTATTCAGTTAATTTACGATAAAGATACTCACGGTTATTACTTACACCATCGCCGACAAGGCAAACTCCTACTTTACGAATTTGTTTCTGACCAGTTTGAGAAAGCCATTACTTGTTTTCAGAATTTCATCAAGGACGCCAAATATGTCTTTGGTGAATAATCTTAAGGGGAGTGGGCAACATCGCTCACTATACACCAGTATCCAGACACCCATCAAACCACGCCCACTCCCCTCCTAATCTTTTAGAGGAATTATAAGAGCTAAGGTAATACATCTAACCCCTTAGCAGTTAGGAAAACTGAGGACTTTCTGACTACAGGGATATACCCAAAAGTCAATAATGGGCTGATGCGGAAAGCAAATGCGAAAGCAAATGCGATAAATTGATGTCGTTAGCATCAGCCCCGCCTCAAAAAAGGAATTTATGATTATTCATTTCAATAGATGTCCATTCTGTAGGAAAAAATTGCCTGTATCAGATATGGCAATTTGGAATCATTTGGAAAAGTGTAAAAAGAATAACAGGAAAAAGAATAAAAGCTACTATTAGACAGGAGGAACTTATATGAATTTGGATGATTTTATAGCAAAATATAATGGGAAAAGCATTGATTACGATTCGGCTTATGGAACTCAGTGTACTGATATTTGTAAACTCTGGGAATCTGAAAATGGCTGGCCGATTATTAGAGGCAACGCCCTTGACCAGCCCAATAATATAGATAAAAATTTCTATGAATATATTTCAATTAACAAAGAAAAGCCTAAAGCAGGAAATTTAGTAATCTGGGGAGCTGGTATTGGAAAATATGGCCATATCGCAATTTTTATTGGTGATGGTGGGAGTTATTTTAAAAGTTTTGACCAAAATTTCCCACTCGGTTCACCAGCACATATACAACAACATAATTGGAATAATGTAATTGGGTTTATAACACCCAGAGGAGCAAAAATGAAAGAATTTATTAAATTTCCCACATCAGATAAAGTTTATGGCTGGGTAGAAAGCGGGACTGATGTTGATTGGTCTAAATTAAAAACCCCATATTCTAATGAGTGGATTAAATTTGCTGATAATGAAAAAGTTTATCAATGGGTAAATGATGGAGCTTTTGTTGATTGGTCTAAACTAAAAGAAATTGAAAGTCCAATAGTTTTAGGAAAAACAATTGCTGATTTGAAGGAACAATTAAAAAAGGCACAAGAAATTTCTTCTCCGCCCTGTGATAATCAAGATTTAAAAGACCAAATAGAGAAATTAGAAGGAGCTTTGAGTCAAGGATTAGATAGATATAGTTTTGCAGAGCTTTTACGAGCTCTGGGTCGAAAAATTATTCAATTTATTATTGATGGAGATAAAAAAAGAAAGGAGAATTAATGTTAGATGCACTTATTGGCAAGAAAACCTACATTTTAGCAATTATTACTATTTTGTATGCTATTACTGGTATGATTATTGGTAAGATTGATATTGCTGTTGGCTGGGCGATAATTCTTGGAAGTTTGCAGGTTATGGGATTACGCGCCGGAATTTCTAATCAGTCCTAAAAGACTTGACTTTTATTTTGTGATATGGTATACTGGTTTATGGTCGTAAAATTCGCTTTAAACGAGGGGAATTAAAATGAATTTACACACACTTAGATTAAAACAGATCAGTTGGAAAGTAATTGTTCTGATTATTCTTGTAGTTCTCGCAGGATGGGGTGTTTACCAAGCCGGAATAGCCGCTGGTGACTGGTTGGTTAGATATCTTGATCTTGATCACGTTTCAGCCGTCCCACCGGTGCATTTAAAGTAGGACGTGCAGAAGTCCCAAAGGACAAGAAGCCAATCGCTCAAGTCCAAGAACTTCGTCCGAAGACAATTTACGAAAAAGCTTCTGAAGCTTACGGATCAAAGATTCCGCCTAAGATTCTTTCTGCTATTCACGAAGTAGAAACAGGACGTCGGGGTGATACCTCTATCAAGAGTTCTGCTGGCGCCACCGGGCCGATGCAATTTATGCCGGATACTTGGAAGGCTTACGGGGTTGATGGTGATGGTGACGGAAGGGCTGATATTACTGATTTGGATGATTCGGTTTATTCTGCCGCTCACTATCTGACCACCAACTTCAACGAAAAGGGATCTATTGAATTGGCTCTCTGGCAGTATAACCATAGTTGGGATTACGTGCATAAAGTATTGAAAATTGCCGGGTAGGACTTGACAAGATTTTAGGGGTATGTTAGGATTGAAATGTAATGGAACATCATTATATGCTTAAATTAGTTAATTTAGGCTAAAAGCCGCAGATG